TGTTTTTGCGATATTGGTGGGTTCTTTTGATCGAAATAATTTTGTTTGGTAGTGTACTGATTTTTTGTGTGATTTTGTATATAAGCGATTTGATAGGGAGGAAGAAAAGTAAGAATAAAAAAGATAAAAGTTATAAAATGTGGAGAAAATCATGAAATGCCCATATATGAAAACGATTATAGATTACACTCATACAAGCACGGTATACAACTCCGATGGTTTGGTGAAGGAAGTAATATCACAAAATATTTATATAGATAATATGAGAGTGTGTATAAAGGATGATTGTGCAGCATGGAGAAACGGAAAATGTTGCTATAGAGGAAGATGAGATAATAAAGATAGGAAGAAGGTAGTACAGTGCCGAGTAAAAGAGACATTTCACTAAGTAAGTATGATATATCGAAAGAGCGGTACAGGGAGCTGTACTACTTTTGCCAGCAGTATAAAGAAAAGAAAGAGCGGCTCAAAGATTGCTATAGTATTGGTTCCCCCAGTTTATCAGATACCCCAAAAGGAGGATGCACAAGTGATGTAGTAGCCAGACAAGCAGAAAATGCTATGAAACTGGAAAAGGATATTGAAGCGATAGAACAGTGTGCCGTTGCCGCCGATCCTGAAATTTATCAATATATTATTAAAAGCGTTACCGAAGGGGTAAAATACGAATTTTTAAAAGTGCCTGCCAGCAGAAAGAAGTTTTATAGAGCCAGAAGGAAATTCTTTTATCTACTGGATCAGAAAAAAGGATAACCAAAAGGACAAAAATATATGTTATATTAATATCATAAGCAAAATGAATAGGGGCACCGGTGATTCGGTGTCCCTATTTTGTTGCAAAAGAAATGGAGCGGAAAAATGAAGCGGAAAGGAAGAACTACGAAGTATGATACTGTAATCAAGCCGAAATTAGAAGAAATAAAAAAATGGTCGCAAAGCGGAGCAACCGGAAAGCAGATTGCAAATAATTTAGGGATAGCGGAAAGCACTTTATACAAATACAAAGATGAACACCAAGAGCTGGTGAGTGCTATTGATGACGGGCGTAAAAGCTTAGTGATAGAGCTAAGGGGTGCTTTGATTCAAAAAGCGCTTGGGATAAAGACAACGGTCAAAAAAGGTATGAAGTGCAAAAGCGTGTATTATGACGATAGCGGAAAGCGTTGCGAGCGTGAAGAGATTGAGATATACGAAGAAGAAATATATATACCACCTGATGTAGCTGCTTTGAACTTGGCTCTCAAAAACTACGATAAAGAAAATTGGGCAAATGATCCACAACTGCTAGAGTTAAAAAGGGAAGAGTTAAGATATAAAAAAGAACAGGACGAAAAAAACAATTGGTAGGTGAAAAGTATGCCGGATACAAAAAATTACGTGGTAGGGGAAAACAAAGGATTAAGAGAAGGGTATACAAAAACAGAGACAGAAAACATGGTTGTTCAGCAACTGAATAATAAAATTATATTTTCTGAAACA